ATATGATGGTAGTCAACCTACCGAAGTTGTAAATTCACTGTCTGCTGAAGAGCAAGACTCTCTAGCAGTTGGTGAAGCACTACAACAAGAACAACAAAACTTACTTGCTGGTAAGTATAAATCTGCCGAGGAGCTAGAACGGGGTTACCTGGAGCTTCAAAAGCGGATGGGTGAAGGACAACCTAACCAGCAAGAATCCTCTGATGTGAGTGACCAGCTTGCAAAAGCATATGAGTCCTATAGTTCTGAGAAAAAATTTGACGCAAGTGCGTTTGAAAATGTTTCCAAGGAAGACCTTATCAAAGCTTTCTTTGAAAACTCAGAAGAGGTTCCACAAGCAGAGGGTAGTGAAGGACCAGACTTGACACAAGAGCAAGTAGATGGTATGATGAACAGTGTGGGAGGTAAAGAACAGTACCAACAGATTATGAACTGGGCTGTTCAAAACCTACCTAAATCTGACATCGAAGCCTTCGACGCAATCGTTGAGTCAGCTAATCCCTTCCAAATTAACATGGCTGTTGAGGCCATGGCAAAGCGGTACACCGATGCTAACGGCCAAGAGGGTCAAACGATCCAAGGTCGCTCAGCTAAGATGACGGATTCGTACCGCAGTCAAGCGGAGATGATTCGTGATATGAATGATCCACGCTATGACTCAGACCCAGCCTATCGTAACGATGTTATGACTAAGCTGGCAAATTCTCCAAACCTTCAATTCTAAAATTTAATGGCAGCTACTATCGCACTTACTCGTCCTAAAGGTATTTGGGACAAATATGTTGAGTGGGTTAGCAGCACTGAGAACCGGCTATATGTGGGGCACTTCGGTGTCCTCATGGTGCCTTGTCTACTGGCAGCTACCACTTGCTTTATCATCGCATTCATTGCAGCACCTCCCGTTGACATCGATGGAATCAGAGAACCAGTCGCAGGATCCCTCCTGTACGGAAACAACATTATCTCTGGAGCGGTCGTCCCCTCCAGCAACGCAATCGGACTACATTTCTACCCAATCTGGGACGCCTTCTCACTCGACGAATGGTTATACAACGGTGGACCCTACCAGCTTGTTGTGTTCCACTTCCTTATCGGTGTCTTCGCTTACATGGGACGGGAATGGGAACTTAGTTACAGACTCGGAATGAGGCCTTGGATCTTTGTTGCATACTCTGCTCCTGTTGCTGCGGCTACAGCCGTATTTTTGGTGTACCCCTTCGGTCAGGGATCGTTCAGTGACGGTATGCCACTTGGTATTTCAGGTACCTTCAACTATATGCTCGTCTTCCAAGCAGAGCACAACATCCTTATGCACCCCTTCCACATGTTGGGAGTGGCTGGTGTCTTTGGTGGTTCTTTGTTCTCTGCTATGCACGGTTCTCTTGTCACCAGTTCGCTGGTTCGCGAAACGACTGAGAATGTAAGTCAAAACCAAGGTTATAAGTTTGGACAAGAAGAAGAAACCTACAACATTGTCGCAGCTCATGGATACTTTGGCCGACTCATTTTTCAATATGCCAGCTTCAATAACTCTCGCAGTCTTCATTTCTTTCTGGCTGCTTGGCCTGTTATTGGCATTTGGTTTACTTCTTTGGGAGTAAGCACTATGGCCTTCAACCTGAATGGTTTTAACTTTAACCAATCTATTCAGGATTCACAAGGTCGCGTAATTAATACCTGGGCTGACATCTTAAATCGTCAAGGTCTGGGTATGGAAGTTATGCACGAACGTAATGCTCACAACTTCCCACTTGACTTGGCTGCTGCTGAGTCCACTCCTGTTGCACTTACCTCACCCGCTATCGGTTAATGAACGACACTCAAATCTGGCCCACTGAACCACGTATGTACATCGACGAAAACTCTGTCCCGCATAACGAGAAAGCCGAGCGCCTTAACGGGCGTTTGGCTATGCTCGGTGTCATTGCTGCGATTGGATCGTACGCAGTGACCGGTCAACTTATCCCAGGCTTCTGGTGAGAAAAGAACACAAAAGTCCTAGCGGTGGTTTGACTGCCGCTGGGCGACGCTACTTTAAAAACAAGGAAGGAGCCAACCTAAAACCTCCTGCACCTAATCCTAAAACTAAAAAAGCAAAAGGACGTAAGCGTTCCTTCTGTGCTCGTATGAGTGGAGTGAAGGGACCGATGCGTAAGAATGGTAAACCTACCAGAAAGGCACTTGCACTTCGTAAATGGAAATGCTAGATGGCAAAATCAAAAGCCGCAAAAATTAAACGCTTGGAACAGATGAAGCCTGGCTTGTACAGGAACATCCACCTTGCCCGACTCAAGGGTAAGAAACCAAAGCGCCCCGGCCAGAAAGGTCGGCCCACCGCTGCTAACTTCAAAGCAGCTGCTCGCACTGCAAAAAGCTAATGCCTAAAGTTAACGGTAAAAAATTTCCCTACACTGCAGCGGGGATGAAAGCTGCAGCCAAAGCTAAAGGAACTAAGAAATCTAATTACAACAACAAAAAGAAATGAAAAACGCCCTCCTTATTATCTCTACTCTCGCCTTCGCTGCTCCTGCTGCAGCTGGTGTCTATGTGAACGTTGAAGCAAACCAAGGTTGGTCCGGTGAGGATTACCAAGGTGCTCTCCTTGAAACCCATGTGGGTTATGAGAATGCTCTCGGTTCTAGCTCCAGCTGGTATATTCAGGGTGGACCTGCTGTGTCCTTCCCTGATGACGCTGAGCAAGTTGGCGCTGCCTCTGGTAAAGTCGGCCTGAATGTCGGTGTTACTAAGCGTCTCTCCGCCTATGGCGAAGTCTCTGCTATCACCTCTGAAGGTCTCGAAGTCGAAGGGCTTGGAGTTGGGACTAAAGCCGGGTTCAAGTATTCTTTCTAAGTAACGTACGTTCATCCAACATGGAAGATAACATCTACGAGTTACAATTTACAGTCACCTCTTTACGGATGCTCCACAAGGCTGTCACCTTTGCCCATAAAAATTGGCCAGGTGGTGACCCGGTGGAGCAGCAATACTATGAGTATTTAAAAGATAGTCTGCAACGTGTACTCTTAGAAGAGACTTACATGCTGGACGCATAACACTCACACCATGGAACGGGGGTGTGATACTTCACAACTGGAGATTAACATGCCCAATGTTGAACTGCAAGCTCGCGTTAAAGAGCAAGTGGCTGCTACCAAGCAAGCCAAGCTGAAGTATCGCGGCGTTGCTTACTTACTCAAAAAACATTGATTGAATTTATTATAGCCATGCCTGAGCAACAAATGCAAATCCCACCAGAGATCGCACAACATCTTCAATATAAGAACATCCTTCAAGCCCATAGGTACTTGACATCGACGCAAGTTGTGCGTGATTCGGGAGGAGCAATCCCCCGCCCACTCAGCTCAGAGATGGCTTCAGGTTTGTTAGGATCAATGATTGTCGAATCAGGCAGCGCAGACCTTTCTCAACTAGATGTAGTAGAGAGAGGATCTGGTGCTGGTCGTGGTGCATTACAGTATACCGGGTGGCGGCGTCAAGCATACGATGCTGCACGTGAACGTCACTTGAATGCAGGAGGTAACCCAAACGAACTCGCTTGGCAACTCCTTTATATGGCTCAAGAGTATGCTGGTTACCACGATGAGTTTGGTAACGGCAATTCATTGTCTGGTTTTACCAGAGCTTTTGAACAACCTGACCGTGCTATAACACCGGAGGATGCTTCCTTTATGTTGACACGTGATTACCTCAGACCAGAACGTGGTTCTGAGCACTACGATCGACGGGCTTCTGAAGCTCGTAGAGTCCAAGACTTTATTGATCAACAAAACTCACTTCGTCAACAACCACAATCTTCTGATCCTTTTGGTGGACTTTTGTCACAACCTGAAGATATATTTAGTGGCGGAGATTTAATTTAATAGTTGGGAGGGCACCTCAGAGTCGGACCCTCCCTTCATTGGCATCAAGCCCGTACGCGGATACCTTGCTGCCGTCTAGACGGTGGGATAGACCACAATACAAATTGAATACTTCAAGCGCTTGAAGGTAAACGTAAACCTTCTCATTAACAATATCAATGGCTGATATGAATTTTGGGTCGTTTGGCGGTACCCATGATGGATCGCTGACGACTACGTACCCTGCTGGTGTACAAACTATTTCTGATAAGTACGCAACTTATCTGAAACTATTTAGCGGTGAGCTGTTCAAAGCTTACCAAAACCAAACGATCGCACGCGACACTGTTATGCGTCGCACCCTGAAGAACGGCAAATCTATGCAGTTCATCTTCACGGGCGGTCTCGAAAGTTACTACCATGAGCCTGGTAAGCCCATCCTTGGTGCTACCACTGAAGGCGGTTCTACCTCCAACAAACTGGCCGTGGCAGAAAAGACGATCATCATGGATGACCTGCTGGTCGCTTCTACTTTCGTTTATGATCTTGACGAAGTTCTTGCTCATTATGATTTGCGCGGAGAAATTGCTCGGAAATTGGGCTATGCTCTCGCCAATAAATATGACTCGAACATCTTCCGTGCTATCGCCCGCGCTGCTCGCCAGCCTGGTAACGTTGCTGCTTCTACTGGCACCAATGTTAACTGCGGTACCGAGATTGAGATTGGCTTCGCTGCTCGCCGTGGTCAATCCACTCACGCTGACAAGATGGTCGAAGGTTTCTTCCGCGCTGCTCAGCGTATGGATGAGACTAACGTGCCTGCTGATGGACGTGTGGCCGTTATGGCGCCATCCAGCTATTATCAATTGCTCCGCACCGTTGACAGTAATGACCTGATCAACCGTGACGAGATTGGTGAAGCACGTCAAAAGGGCACCGGTCTGTACAGCATTGCTGGTATCAAGATCCTGAAAACCAACAATCTGCCTAGCACCTTTGATGCAGCAGTGAGCGGTGAAAACAACACCTATGGTGGTGCCTCCGGCTCCGACGCTGACAACCGTTCTGTTCAAGCTCTGATCTACAACCGCGATGCTGTGGGTGTGGTCGAAGCTATTGGTCCTGAAGTTCAGACCACTAACGGTGACGTGAGTGTCATGTATCAGGGTGACCTGATCGTGTCCCGTCTCGCTATGGGTTGCTCTGACCTGAACTGTGCTGGCGCTATCTCCCTGACTGCAGGTGGACGCACTGGTACTCAAGGTACTCCTGGCACCATCTCGGCTTCTTCCGAGCTGGCCGCACGTACCGGTACTACTTCTACAAACGAAGTTATCGACATCGCCTGATAACTTTTCTGTTTTACTCATTGGGAGTCTCCTTAACCGGGGGCTCCCTTTTTTTATATCTATACGACATGCCTAATCCTAATAAAGCCGTGTCCACCGAACTGGATGCAGTTAATCAAATACTAAGTGCTGTGGGACAGGCCCCTGTCACCACTTTGGATCTACAAAACCCAGAAGTGTATACAGTCTTGCAGACTCTAAGAGATGTAAGTAGAGAAGTACAATCAGAGGGGTGGTACTTTAACACAGAACATGATGTAGAATTTACACCCAACAGCTCTGATGAGATTCCTGTTGCAGATGATATTCTACAGATTGATGCTAACAGAGAAGCCCATCTAGATAACTTTGCTATCATTGTAAAAGATGGTAAGCTCTATGACAAGTACCACCACAAGCACGACAATAGAGATGCCTTTAAATTTCCGGCAACAATCCTTGGCACTGGTGATCACCTCCACTGTGATGTTGTCTATTTTTACCAGTTTAATAATTTACCATACGCTTTCCAAGCACACGTCATTGCTAAATCCGCACGTAAAGTCGCAACTAAACTGGTTGGTAACTCCGATCTGATTAGGGTACTTTCAATTGATGAGGAACAAACCAAGGCTGCTTTGATGGAGTACGAGACCCGCCAGGGTGATTACTCTATGTTTGGTTGGAATGATAATGGTAATTACTACAGCAGCTACCAACCATTTAAAGCACTTGCACGATGACGACATTAACCCAGAAGATACCGAACCTGTTGCGTGGTATTAGCCAGCAACCAGATGTTAAAAAATTCCCCGGAGAAGTACGTGACTGCGTGAACGCATTTCCCGAGTATGCTCTGGGTTTGATGAAACGCCCTGGAGCAAAGCTAGAAGCCCCTCTAAGGCGTGCTGCTACCCCCGGTGGTAGTCTGGCCGTACCCGCGGGTCAAAGCGCCGTGA